TTTAATCCACCGATTAATAAAATTTATCGTTTCTATTTTATTTGGCTCTTCACCTTTTACTTTGGTCTCTTCTATAAGCCAACGGCGTTTTAAGTTAGACAGACTTAACAATCTACCTAAAAAGTTAAGTCCATCTGTATTCCAAGATGGGTTCATTGTAAGATTAGTAAAGTTGACCGACTTTATTTGCTAGTTTTACTAACCTCTCACTAATTTTTTTCATTGCATTGTGAGTATTTTTCCAATAATCTGTAGAATTTACTCCTACCTCATTTTTAAATCTCACATTCATTTTAACAAGTTTATCTAATTCACTTAATTTATCTCGAACTTCTCTCATCGAGTAACCAATTTTTTGTTTTGGTGTTAGAGACTCGTCATTTCTGTAATCGTGGTATTTACCTTCAGTTATAGATTCTATAACGTGATTATTACCAAAATCACCTGTTGCTATGACAGAATTCATTTCTTGATATTTACTTCTATTGTAATACTTCATTAATTTCATTATTGCAGACTTAGATGGTTTATTTATCAATGCTTTAAATAATGGTATCATTTTTTTAGTTAACTTCTTATAATCATTAAGAAACTTTAAATGACCTTTTTCATCTTTAATCATAGGATGAGCACTTCTTTTATCTGTATAATCATATTGTGGGTGAGGTTTAATATTCATTTTTGAAATTCGTTCTAATGCATTTTTTATCATATTACCAAAAGTATTTACTGCTTTTTCGTAATCGTTTTCTCTAAATCCGGCATCAACTAAATCTTCCATATTAGACATAACAGCACCTGCTAATTTTACAACATTTGATTTAGATTTTAAAGCTTCATTTACATTCTCAATTTTTTTATCAATTTGTTTTGCTGTAGAAGTACCGATTTTACTTACACTTATAATATTTTTAACACCACCTTTTACTTTTTTAGCAACTATCATTTTAGCTTCACCTTTAGAACTAGCATCTACTAAAACACTGCCTAACTCATTTACTTTTACGTGAAATGTACCTTCACTTACAGAATCATCATCATCTTTTTTCTTTTTCTTAAATGCAAAGGGTGTTTTTGGAGGCCCTGCACCACCGTCAAGATTGCCAGTAACCGATGCTTCTTCTATTTCTTTTTTAATTAACTCTCGTATTAAAGCTTCTAATTTTTTAAGAGGTGTGGACATTTTTTATCTCCTTAACTAATTCATAATATCTCATTAATGTTAGAACCTGTTTTTCGTTAACTACCTTACCTTTTGTTATATTATCCATTTGATTAACAGCTTCTGTTAATTTTATTTTAGTAATTTTATCATTAACCTTTGGTAAGTGTTTTTTTAATTCTTTTTTAATCTTAGATGATTCAACATCAACATACTCTCTTAAAGAATTTGTGTTACTTACATTATTAATATAATGTTTAAGTAAACTTTTTTGTGATTCATTAAGTGTTTTATATTTTTTATTAAATTTATCAACAAGTATTTGATATGCAAGTAATCTTAAATCTTTATCTGTTTTATTATACTCTTTTAAAACTTGTGATTTAGCCTCTTCTGAACTAATCTTCTTACTTGTAATATGTTCTAAAACAGTAAATTTAGCATTAACAGTTTGTTCTGGATTAAACGTTTCATCTATAGTTTCTGCTTGAAATGTATTATAAATAGAAGCTAAAAGTTTATAATTAGAAATACGACCATTGAAAAAATCTTCAGAATTATAATTTTCTTTGATTTCTTTAATTAAATTGTATTTTTCGTTACGTAATTTTGAATTACTTAGTTTATGTCTTGATTTTAAAACGATATTTATCAAATCGTTAGCTCTACTCTCAGATTCATAATGTTTTTCTGATAATAGACGATACAATTGAAGTTCTTTACCCAATTCTGTATCTTCGTTAAAATATTTTTTTACAATTTTAACTGATTTTGTACTTTTTCCAGCTAATACATCAGCTGTTATCTGTCTTGTTAGTAATTCAAAAAGAATACTTGTATTCTTTATCTTAGAATGTTTTAATTTTCGAGCCATTACATAATACTCCAATATTTAATTATATTTACTCATAAATAAATATAAAGTTAAACAATAATTAGTCATTTGATGTACCTTTAGCTAAAGAAGTTACCTCGTTGTGGTACTCCTCTTCAAGTTCAGATGTTTCAGTTATAATTTTTGTATCAGTTTTACCAAATTTCATTGATTTTTTCAATTTATCGTAGTGTGATAGAGCTAATGCCTTACCATATTTAGGGGCACCACTTCCACCTTTTTTCTTATCGTGAGCTCCAAGAGGGTCTCTACCTCTTGCACCACTATCTTTTCCATATTTATTTGCTTCTTTAGGACGACCTGCACCTTCAAATCCACCTTCTGGAGCTCCACCTTTATCATCTAATTCGTGACCTGTTCTACCAGTTGCCATATCTGATGGTGTTCCTTGAGCTTCTCCAGTTTTAGCTGGGTCAGTACCTTCATTTTCTATCTGAGAACGTCTAAATTTATTTTTATAATCAAAAACAATATTTTCATCTTCTTTTTTAATATCGTCTTCTGTAAAATTAAAAATATTTTTATAAATCCAGTCTGAGGATACTAAACCATCTTGTAACATGGAAGATGCTAATTGTGTTTTATTGTTCCACAACTCAATCTTTTCTTGTTCATATATTGTAGATGGATTAGTTAAGTCTAATTCAAAATCAACTAAATCAGCGTCTGTATATCCTTGTGCGTATAGATGAACTATTGCAATCTTTGTTAATTCAGAAAGAGTTATTCTTTGTATTCTTTCAATGGTTCTTGCAAATCTAACATCTTCTGCAGCTAAAGTAGCTTTTGAACCAACTGATTCATCAAACCCCAAGAACGCTTTGGGGATTCTTAAAGCAGATAATAATTTATTTTTTAGATATTCAATATCTTCTGTAGCTTCATACGTTAAACCTGGAAGAGAATCAATACTTGTACCACTATCACCACCTCTAACTGGTAAGAAAAAATCTTCCGTTATATTTTGCATATTATATTTTAAGTTATAATCACCTGTAGTCTCATCAACAACTGGTGCTTTTTTCATTTTGTTAATAACTTTTTGCATATAGTTGTCAACTTCTGAAGGTGGAATGTTACCAATGTCTAATTTAAATATTCTCTTTTCTGGTGCTCTCATAATACGATGTATTAACATAGCATCTTCCATAAGAGTTAATTGTTTATAAATCTTACGACCACCTTCAACTTGTGATTTACCATAAGGTAGGTAGTTAGAATCAGAAAGTAATCTGAAGTGAGCTACTTCATAATTTTCTAACTCATCTCTTGTAGCTGATGTTTGAGATTTATATCTATGTTCAGATGTTGAAGCTTCAATTAAAAATTTTACATATTCTGGATTTTCAGGGTCTAATCCCTCTAGTCTTGAAACATCATAAACTGAAAGTGGTACTACGTTAGTAACACCATATTCTTCATCAATTTCTAATTTTAAAAAGAAATCACCATATTTACACATATTACGAATCCAAGGCCATAAATTAAATTCAATATTTAATATATCATAAAATAAATTATGTAGTATTTGTTTAATTTGTTCATTATTAGTTTTTATATCTAAAACATCACCATACTCAGATTTCATTGTTGATTCATCTGCGTATATATCAAGAGCTGATGAAATAATCGCGTCACTATCCATAGATTCATAATCTTTAAAAAGATTTAATCTCATAGATTTACTCATCAAGGAATCAGAATAACCACTTAGACCAGCGCCTGTAAATATCTTTTGATATCTATCAACAAGGTTGTTTTTTGATATTGATTGTGTACGACTTGTATCTGCGACTTTTAGACGCTTTCCTCCGACATTTCGTACAATTACATTTGTACTAAATAATCTTTGTAATCTACTAAATAAGCTTGTATCAGCCATTTTTTACCTCTTTAATTAATTAACCAATCTAGTGATTCTTGTTCGTTACCTACACTCATTGTCCAAGAATCATTTTGGTTATTTTTTGGTGTATAAACACCTTGATTAGATTTTATACTATTCATTGCTTTTTTCTGTAATGATATTCCTTCAGCTCTCAATCTAAGAGCTGTTTCTCGTATCCATAATCCCATAGCAAAAGACATTACCA